CTGCGCATTCACAAATGCAAATGGAGGATGACATGCAAGAACTGATCGACATGCTACGCATAATGGCTGCATCATGTAGAATGCTGGCCAAACAACATCCTGTTGGCATGGCACATGCAGTGCAGTCCACTGCCAATGGCGCATTGCCTGGCATCCGTGCAGGCATTGGCAATGGCGTCATGTTGCGTATCACGCTTGAGCGTGAGAACAACGCAACCAATGCAGAAGCTGCGACTGCTGATAATGCTGCATGGAATACGTTGTGGGTAGACCCAGAACAGGATCGTTAGATGGTGTGTAGGGGTTGATCCTGAGCAGCAGCAGCGGTAGCTGTAGAGTGCCCACCCACTACATTCGCGGCTGCGCCGCGCCGCAGGCGCGAACGTCTCGTTCAATCGTCAACCAAGGAGACAGCCAATGCCTACAGTAAGCCGCGCCCAGCAACGCTTAATGCATGGGATTGCGTCAGGCAACATCACGCCAAAGAAGGGTAAGCACCCGAGCAAAGCTGTAGCTAAGGACTTCGCAGCCGCAGATCATGCACGCGGCAGCAAGAAGCTGCCTGAGCGTGTGGGCCACGGCATCGTTGAAGGACGCAATGCGAGGGACATGTAATGAGCAATGTGATAGAGTTGCCAATAGCTGAGAAGTCTGACAATCCGTTTGCACCATTCAATGGACCAGACTGCAAGCTGTTCTTCCCTGTTGGTGAGCGTCGTGTTGCATGGGAAACACGCAGTGGTGGCTTCGAGCCTACACGTTCACATAAGGCGATCATCCGTCTCAGTCCGAAAGGTGACAGTGCTGTTCTGCTCAATGTGGTTGGTGCATCGTATAAGTTGGTGCACAACCGTGAACTGTTCTCTGCTGTTGAGCAAGCCATGCATGACGAGATGCTGCCTGAGCATCTGGTTGGCGTGCAAGTGACTGATAAGATCAGCGGTTGGGGCAAGGTATGCATCCGTCAGTATGTGTTCCCAGCAATCAAGTGCCACATTCAGAATACAAGAGGTGACGTTGGCTTTCGGATCATCGTGCAGAATGGCTATGGTGGCAGTGCACTGAGGATACATGCAGGTGCCATTGACTTCTACTGCACGAATGGAATGATCCGTGGTGAGTATACGAGCACGTATAGGAAGCATACGAGTGGCTTGGTCGTTGGCCATCTCAATTCAACTGTGAAGGATGCACTGCATGAGTTCGCCAGTGGCAGTGAGCAGTGGAATGCATGGGCTGAGAAGCCTATTCGCTTCGAGCAGGCGATGAAACTGTTCGAGCACATTGCACTCAGCACGAAGATGAAAGAGAGCCTCAACGATCAGTTCACACGTGAAGTGGACATGCGAGGCAACAATCTGTGGGCGTTGTATTCCACGCTCACGTATTACGCATCACATAACGACGGTGCCTTTGGCCTGCGTCGCACAGTCGAAGAACAGGACACCGTTGCAACTACCATGCTTGGACGTGAACTCAACGTGTCGCGTTGGGTGCAGTCTGACGCATGGCACGAGCTTGAAACTGCATAGGAGAAATGAGCAGGCAGCAACCTGCATGTGTGTTCATGTCAACACATAAGGAGATGAGATGAAACTAGTAACAGGCTTGATTGCCGGTGCTGCATTTGCCGCAGCGGCAGGCAGTGCGCAAGCATTGCCCAGCATCGGCGTTGGCGACACGTTGAACATCGTTGGAGATGCGACGTTCAACGGGACTACGATCACGTTCGTCAATCCAGACAGTGTTACGCCAGGAACCGGGGCCTATCTCACGCTCGGCACCTGCACTGGCTGTGTGACGATGACGACACCGTTCACCTATGCTCCGTTCACCAGTGGCTTGCTTGCGTCTGTCACGAATGGCGGTGTGTCGGCAACGGTGACTGTGACTGGTCAGCTTCTGCCACCTACTCAGGTTGGCCAGACGCTGGACATCACGGACAGTGCAATGCTCACGCTTACGGGCTTTGCACCGACTGCCGGCACGCTTGATCTGACTGTCAATCAGGCGACTGGCATCGTGTCTGGTTCGTATTCTGCAACTGCGCAGGGCACGACACCAGTGACTGAGCCGGCAGGCATCGCCATGCTTGGCGTTGGTCTGCTTGGTCTGACTATGCTTCGTCTTCGTAAGTCTAGCTAGACTCACGTCCCTGGGCACACGAGCAATCGTGTGTCCAGGTCTTGAGGATTTGACATTACGCATGTAATGTGCTACAATACACTTGCACAATGAGGAAAGGAACTTGTTGTGTAGCGCCCCATCATCCGTGATGACCTAGTGCTGTTCAGCCACTATAGTCTCACAAAGGAGATTACATATGTCGCTTACAACCAACGTGCGTAACCGGCTGATGGATGCCATCAACATGGCATTCGATATGGTCGGCAATGATGCAACAACCAAGATGCCACGCATGAAAGTGCGTGACAACAAGGGACCGATTGCATGGGAGTTCTTCGTTGCGTCGCACATCTCTGCGCGTGCGCGGGCACGGCTCGATCTCGCTAGGCGTGCAGCGATTGCATCTGGCATCATCTTCGATCACACCAAGCAGCCGCGTGAGGCTGGCACCAATGAGCAGGTATACAATGGTGAGCATGTCGCTGTGTGGCTGACGGTGCGCAACGCTGCAACGACAGTGAGCGCCGACAAGATGAGCACGTATCTGATTGAGAAGGGAGTGGATGCAAAGCTGGTAGCGGATGCTTATCTCGCTGCATCTTCTAAGGCAAGACCAGCACACGAGTTCAAGGTGTCGCTGGTAGCCAGTGAGCCGACTGGCAAGTAATCACCACTTGTGCGATGACCCCCGTATGCATTATGCTGCGGGGGTTGTAGCATTTGTGGAGGAACTCCAATGGCGGAGATCATCAAGTTGCCAACATCAAACAGAGGACAGGCCACAAAGACCGTAACCTATGAGCACGGGGGACAACGATACACATGCACATTCGATAAGAATGCACCAGCGGATCGGCAGTGGGTGTGGCACGTTGATTACGTGCAGACCTATAGGTATGTTGGCAGTGCTGCCACGATGGACAAGGCAGCCGTCGAGGCACGACGCAAGATACATGCGCTGAACAGGCGTCAGATTGAACAGGAGGAAGCGGGGCAATGAGTGGTCTCACAAATGAGATTACACATGTAATCTCTGAGCCTGAGACGTATGACACACCGACCCATCGTGCTACCATCTCCCAACTCACCATCGATGAACTCGACGCATGGCTTGAACGCATACGTGAGCGACGACTTGTTGCTGTGAAGAAGCTGGAAGCGGCAGCCAAGGTGCGTGCCGATGATGTGCGTCTCACTGCATTCCTCAAACTTGAGACGAGTGTGAAGGTGAGCAAGCGTGCACTTGCGAAACTCGATGAACAGTGTGCGAAGGTGGAGAAGCTGGTCCATAAGACACGCTTGCAGGTGATGGCAGCGCAAATGGAAGTGGGCATGGAGGAACAAGATGCCGCTGATTAAAGCGCGTGATCTGCGTGACAACATCCGCATCTACGGGTTTGAACAGGGCGTTGTGCTCACGCTTGAAGCGTTGCTCGATGAGTATGCAGGCCATCGACAACACATGCGTGAGCTTACTGAGCTTGCATCCCAATGCATTGATCACATCGAGAAGTTCCTTGCGGTCAGTGACAGCCTGACGAAGCAGATCGATAAGATCAAGCGCGAAAGGGATCAACATGACGAGTCTACGCGCTGAGTTCCGTATGGCAACTCAGGCTGACGCTCATCTAGAGACCTACGATCACACCAAACTGTCGGCAGTGAACACGTGTCCGACGTGGGGCATCATGCGGTATCAGATGCACAAGAAGATGCCAGGCGAGGGGCGTGCGATGGCGCTCGAAGCTGGCACTGCCATGCATCAGGTGTTCGCATTCGTGCGGCTGGTCACGATCATGAACCAGATGGATGACTTGGATAAACCTGCTGAGTTCGTGAATGCCTTGTGGCGTCATCATGGTGCACGACTGTTCGGTGCAGAACGACTCGAACAGATACACGATCAGATCAGAGACGCAGAAGATGTTGCCGACATGTGTAAACGCGGCGCCGTCGCTGTGCTAGATACGAGTGGGTTCTACGATGATCCGCGCGACAAGCGCCGCACACTCTCCAACATGGAGGAATGTGCATATGCGTATATCAATCGTTGGCGCTGGGATCATCCTGTGTGGATGCGGGATGTGGATGATCCTGTTTCTGATGTTGGTATTGAGATACCATTCGACCTTGTGGTGGACATCACTGGTGATCGCCAGCTTTGTTTTCGTCTCACTGGGCGTATCGATGGTATTCATTGGGATGCCCTCAGACGATTGACGATCCACGACAACAAGACGGCATCGCGGCTGGGGGATGCATGGACGATGGCGCAGCAGACCAACCACCAGTATACTGGTTACGCAGTAGCAGCGAGTGTGTTCACGCAGCATCCTGTTGCAAACTGCGACGTGCTTGGTCTAGCCATTCCGCTCCCTAGAACATATGACTTCGGTGGATTTATTCGTGAGCCAATGATGCGACATCAGCATCACATCAAACGCTGGATCGATTGGCTTGTCTATACTATTGACTTGACACGTCAGTATTCAAACGATCCCATCAGTGCGCCTAAGTTTACGCATTCATGTAACCGCTACTTCCGCCCTTGCTCCCTTATCCCGTTTTGCTATGCCGATGACGATGAGCAACGACAAATCTTGCAGGAGATGGAGACCGATGAGTGGTCGCCGTTGGCCAATCCCATACTAGATGGTGTGGGTAATGAATAGGAGGAGGCACAACATATGGTGGCTTATCGTGATGAAGAAAGCCGCTTGCAACTTGCAAAAGAACGAGGCATCATTGTTGATCCGATCGACGAGTGGTTACTTCGCGACTACTCCTGGCATGTCCATGACAGAGGTTATGTAAAAACAAATGTGTGGATGGGAGAACGCTTCAAGCAAGTGACCCTGCATCACTGTCTCCTTGGCTGCCCGATTTGGGAAGGCGAGGAGATAGATCACAAGGACCGTAACCCCAGCAACAACCGTAGGGACAATCTCAGATGGGTTAGCAGGACTACGAACAGATTGAACTCACCTGACATAGATCGTGCAACACATATATCTTTGTTCCCGAGCGGCAGATACATTGTCAGAATAACCAGGGAAGGAGAGTGTCGTTATCTAGGATCATACGAAACACTAGACGAAGCCGTAGCTACGCGCGACGAATGGCTTGCGAATAATGGAGGCTAAGTTGGACGAAATTCAATTTCTCAAAGCCTACAACGATGCAGTCAGTGCAGCCGAGAAGATCACTGCGCCTGAGACCAAGACAGCCATGATGCTCGTGCTACAGATTATCGATGCACTTGGTGAGCGCATTACGGAACTGCAAACAGAGGAGGAGGACGACCCAGAAGATGAGTAGCACCACGCTGCAAGGTGTGCCTGTCGATGCACCGCGTGCACGCGACATGCGTTTCATTGGTCTCATATGGGGACCAGCAGGTGGTGGCAAGACGACACTCGCATCCACTGCGCCGGGCAACAAGCTGTGGCTTGGCTTCGACAACGATGGTGAGATGTCGTTGGCTGATCGTGAGGATGTGCAACATGTGTTGAAGTTCTACAAGCTCACACCTGCAACAGTTGTGCAGGAGTTCAAGAAGACTGATCCCTACAACCTGACACGGTTCCTTACGGAGCATAAGGAGATCGAGACAGTAGTGTTCGACAGCATGACCACGTTTGCATACATGGCACTACAGGAGGCAGTGCAACATGCAGGTGGTAAGATCAGCATGGAACAGCCAGGCATGAATGGCTACGCGTATCGCAACTCACTCGTGC